GTCACTGACTGTAGCCAGCAAACATCATACATAGCATTGTGAAATACTTTTGTAATTTTATCGTTTTGCAAAAGTTTTTTATTCATTTGATCCCAAAACTCTTTCTTCTCATCATCTGATTTAACAACGTCAGAGTGATGTAAAGGGAAGTAAACAGTATCTTTCCCTGTTGCAACAGCGACTCCAGTTATAAAACCATTACCTTTTATTGCACCCGACCCTTTTGTTTTTAAGTTAGGGTCATATGTTTCTATATCAATAGCTACTGTATCTATACCTTTTAAATCTAAATCTTCTGGAGTATTACACATCATAATCTCTTTCTATTGCCATCTGACAGTAATGAATTGCTTTTTCCAAATCTTTCTTTTGTCCTTTCTGCCTGTGCCTGCATAAATATTTTATAGCGTTGCCTTCGGCAAAGGGCAAATTATTTTTATTGATAAATTCCGAAGGTTGGATAGTCATGTTTTTATAATGATCTCCTCCAATTTGTTTTTTATAAACATCACTCATCTTTATCTCCATAAACTTCTCTTTCCATTCTCATTATAAATCTATAAAATTCTTCTTCAGTCATTATTTAAATAATATCTTCTATTCGCTTGTATTCCAGCCAAAGATAACCTTCCGGGAGAAGAACTTCCTATGCTCCAACAATCATTCCTCCCTCTACTATAAGCCGTGTAAGCTAATCTTAGTGGTTCATCTCCGCGTTCTGTATAATAAACTGATAAATCAACTATTGAATTATCAAAAGTTAAACCTTTAACTTTGTGAATGGTGTCATGTTGGACTCTAGGCATTTTTTCCGTGTCCATTCCATTGGCTAAAACTTTTTTAATAAAAGGTATTTTAGGAATTAAATCTTTATTTATCAGGACCTCTGAAAAAGTTTCAAATTTTTTAGCTTCAGATTTTATAAAACCCATGTCAATTAGCTCTTGAATATTATATTCTTTATCAATTAAAGGTTTTAATTTATCGACAGATCCTTTTCCAAAAACTTTTACTGATTTACCCACCAAAGGCCAATAATCCATTATTTGTCTTTTTGAAACTTTGTCATTTCTAAAATTTTTCCAAGTTTTAAAACATCTAAAATGTTTCCTGTCGACGTGAGGGTGGTCATGTGATACAAGTTTATAATCAATACCATTTTTTTGAAGAAACTTGTTTATGTTTTTGTGAGTAGGGTTTCCCCGGTATGTGAACAAAAAAGTTTCATCTGTGTTTAATATTTTTTCAATTAAAATGTCACTTGCTATACATGATTGATCTAAACTAGGAATCCAATATGATTTTCCTATTATTTCTTTAGAATTAGGATCATTAGGGTTTTCTTTTGCTGGAGTCCATATTCTTTCTGCATAAACACCCCATTTTTTCCAGACAGGTGATATTATCTTTTTACATATTTGATTTATAGTCCTACCACATCTTAAACCTTCAGTAAGTTCATTGGCTTTTGACTCTTTTGTGCTTGCTAATTTATAAAAATAATTTGGATCTGATCCGGCATATTCATGAATAGTTTGATCGGCATCACCTACAAAAATAAATCTTTTTGCAAATGTAGCCGCTTTTTGCAAAGCTTTTATTTGAGGTTTACTACAATCTTGAGCTTCGTCTACTATTAAAATATCTATGTCTCTTGGAGTTTCTGCACGGAAAAGAAAATTATCTATCATATCTTCAAAAGATAATTTTTTATGGTCTTCTCTAAACTTATCATATTTCACTTTCAAGTTCTTTAAAGTATGTAATTTATAAGGTTCATATCGTTGCGAATCACATACCGTCCAGTAGTCATCGAAAGTTAGCTCTTTTCCATGTGCATGAGAACTAAATTCATAAAGCGGATGCTTTTTCCATGACTTGGGTTTATTCCAAAACTTCATTTCTACATTTTCACTACAAAACTTTTTATGTTCTGCTTGGTCATACTTTTGTAAAGGTAGATATTCTCCTCTAAAATATGAATGGATAGTACAAATCTGGTTTTCCAATTGATCATCGGGTACATTTTTTAATCCTAGTAAATTATTAACAGCTTTTATAATTTCTTTTGCTGCGGTTACTGTATGAGATAAAACAACTATTCTATCCCAAGAATACCCTTGTAAAAATTCAGTGTAATTATTCTTCAACCATCTATGCGTCTTACCAGTTCCTGGGGGTCCAGGTACAAACTCTGGTATTTTTTCATTATTCATCTGTTTTCCCTGCTTGATTTTCTATAACCACAGATTCTCCTTCCCAAATTATCTGTTCATTATTAATTCCTTGCCCTTGTATTTTCCAAGAAGCACAAGATTTTTCTTTATATTTTCCATGATACTTCTGTGCTTTTAATATGTTTTGCACTTTCATGACGAGATCAACTCTTTCCATACTGACTCTATTTTTTGCTAATTCTTTCTCAAAATTATTTAAATCAAACTCAATTGTTGAGTTTTTTGTATTGTAGTGTGGGAGTTTATGTATAAAAAGCTGTTCTTTATCTGTATAAACTCCTTTCGTGTCTAAATAATCTAAAAACATTCTCTTAAATTTATAATCATCTTCTGCCTCTTTCACATAATCTTCTGATTTCTCTCTCGCATTAAATTTAGAAACCATCATTATCTCAAAGTCTTTTGCTTTTTGTCTTGGAAGCCAAGCACGTGCTTGACTCATCGCTGCGTCATAAAATAGTTTTTGGTTCATAAGGGTTGCTCCATTAACTATTATTCTTCTTTTAAATATCTGGTCTTTTTCTGGAACATTTAAATATACATAATATCTGTCTGCTCCATACTCCACAATCTTCTCAATCATGTCGTTTGAAATTTGATTTGTCATTTCTTGAAATATTCCAATCCAATTAAACAAACCTTGTATGCTTCTATGACTATATCCTGTTAACTCTGAAATTTTATTTACACCAAATTTTCTATCTGTTTTAGAAGTCGTCGTTCCTTTCTTTGATCTTTCTTTGACATCATCATTGGCTACTTCTGCAATTCTAGAAATAAACAAATCTATTTGCTCTTCTGTCCAATCTGAATTTTTTAATAGTATTCCTGCGATCGCAGTACAGTATTCATCTCTTTTTCCTTGGCCCGGATATATAATTGTTAAAGCAGCTGATAAGGCTACTTTACCAACGTCTAAAGACAAATTACCTTTGTATTCTCTTATCTCTTGATATTTTTCCCATCTAACATTTGTTTTTGATTTACTATGTAAAGATCCTGGGACTATTGTATATCTTCTTCTTTCTGTTCTTAATTCACATATCATTGCACCATGGTCAAAATTTTCATAATCTTTTTCAAATTCATCTGGTAAACTAAATTGTTTAAATGGAATTTTATTTTTATTGGACCAAAGATAGTGACTAGAGGGGTTACCCTCTCTTCCAAAAATTGCGCCACAATCATTAACATAATAATTTATAAAATTTTTTACTAATTCATTATCAATGTCTAAATCAACATCGTTATCAAGTCTTAATGCTATTTCTGCTGTGTTGTGATCTCTTTCCCATATATCTTTCTCTATTTTAAAATTTTCATCGGTATATTTTATAATTCCTTTTTTAGGTATACCTTTATAACAAGGTATAATTATCCTTCCTAAATTTAACCAATCTTTATAATCTATAGGTTCTTCGTTCATATTTTTTTTTCATTAAAAATGGGCGGATCCACTCTCGCTTCGCCGCCCACTCCCCGAGGAAATTTATAGGCTAAAAGATTTTTGTTTCTGCTCTTCTTCAGATCCGTGTTTAACTTTTACTAAACCTTTGTTGTTTTTCTCAGCAAAGTTTTTAGCAATTGCATAAACACCTTTATCTGTTACCGGACCAACCTTAGATACATCCCATCCAAACCATGTTCCTTTGTCATTAGACATTTGAACAGTTTTTAGATTATAAATGTGGCTGTATGTTGGCGGTGTGAATAAGCTATTTTTACCTTGTAGCTTAATACCCATCATGATTGAATTCCACTTACGACTAATCTTTAATTGAGTAGCCTTCATAGATATCAATGCTGTTGATGGACTTTTACCCATAAGAATCACAAAGTGATTAGCAGTGTTTTCCAAATAGTTACCATTAGGTAATCTATCCTTCCAAGATTTATCACGAGTAGTTGTACTCACGATATCACTATCTGCACTATGGATTGCTACAGGAGCATTTCCAGAT